TAGTCTTTTGCTTTTGTAATTTTAGATTGTACCCATGCTTCAAGTTGGTCGTCATCTGATTTGTCTTGTAACATTGATGATAATTTTAGAGCCTTATCAGCAACTGCTTCAAGTTCACCTCTTGCCATAGATATTTCGTGGTCATCTGCTTCAACTAATTTAGACAACTGATTAATGTTTGCGTGTTTGATGGCTAATTGAGTAGGAATATCCATCTTTTTAATCATATCTCTAATAGCTGGTGTGACATCTTTTGCTGTCTTCATAGCCCAAGTTTTTTTGATATTGTTAATCTGTGTATCAGTCATTTTAGATTTTAAGTAATCTGCTGATTCTGACATCATTGTAATTTCGTCTTTTGGAGCTCTTACTTGTTTAAGCAAGTCACTCATTGTTTGTCTATATCTACTCATTTTAGTTGTCTACCTTTGCTCCGCTTCTCCATTGATAACACGACCAATATCTAGCTTTAGTTTTAGGACCTGGATTTTCACAGTTATGCCTTGCTCTAAAAGACTTTCTCCGTGCCGGGTCATCTCGTTTAATTTCCATGTTAGGGTCTCCGAAAGTCACTTTGACCACATTACCCTTTTCGTTTGTGACATAAACGGCAAACTTTTTAGGTCCGCCAGGAGTTCTCATAGGATTATTCAATGTTACTTTTTTACCTTGATATTCAGCCTCGTAAATACCCTCAGCCTCATGTTCGAAGATACACTCCTCACACAATTTATCAATGTTTTCGTATTCTTTTAAAGTTTTCATAGTTTATCTATCATTTTGGTCACAACTTCTTTAAGTTTATTTGACCATTCCTCTTTATATCTTTGCTTATATTTATCTATTACTTCATCTGAAGCTGCCCATTCTTTTATATCTTTTTCATCTGGACTAGATTCTCTGTCAATAATACCCCTTTTCTTCTCTACTTCCACACTTTGGCCAGGTGTTACTCTCTTTGTGTGGTCTGCATAGTCTTTACCTATTTCATATGACTCAGGTACATAACCATCTACTTTTATTGCGTCTTCCATACTCATACTTTCTGGTACACAATTTGGTACTTGTTTGCCACCTTTGTTTTTCATACCAACTTGTTTGTAACCTGTCCAACAAGCGTCATGTAAATTCTTTTTAAATTCACCAAACATCTTCTTATATTTTTGTGTATGAATACTTGGTTTTGTCTTAGCATCCTTATCGCCTGGTGCTGGTTTGTTATCGTTCTTTGTAGTATCTTTACTTTTAAAATAGTCGGCTCTTTTCTTTTTAGTATCTTTACTTAAACTTTTATAATACTTTTTAGGTTGTGTGCCTTTTACTTTTTTAACATCTCTATCTTGTGGTTGAGCGTCTAAATCTTCTTTAATTTCTGATACTGCTTCGAAGCCATAGTCAACATCTAAATCATGTTCTCTCACTTCTACCTCTCTGTCTGCTGGAATTGGAATACAATCCCAAATCCATGCTTTGTGTAAATTGTTGTTGTTATCTTCAAGTACAATATAATTTGTACCTTTTCTTACTACTTTACCTTTTACATCTTCTTTGATATAATCAACTTCATCATTTATATTAAATATCATTTCTCTTATGTAAAGGTCTCTAATTTGTTTTTGTTCAAATTCTTCAAGGCTGGCAATTGGTCTAACATTTTGAATATACATATAGTTAGCGGCCAATCTCATGCCTCGTCTTACATCTTTCATTAGGGCGTCTGCGTTCACACCACTTGGTAAACCTTTTGAAAAACTTGATAGGTCACCTTTGGCAGCTGCAGCTCTCATTTTACTTGCTGACATACCTGTTGCTCCTTCAGCGTCAGGATCCCTTTCGCCAGCAGATACAATATTAATTTTTTCAAAGTTATAATAACCATGTCTGGATTTTACATCATTGTACTTTTTAATTATTGTATCAAATTCTCTTACTCTATCACTACCTACAACCATAGAAATTTCTGTATAACCTTGTTTGTACAATTCTGTACAAATATCAAGTATCATGTTAGTAGTATTAATCATAATGTTTCTAGCATGACTAGGAAACATCTTTTTCATATACGATAGTTTTTGTCTAGGAGATAGTGGATTCTTTTTAGGGTCTTCACTTCTACTTAAATAAATTCTGTAATCATCAGCTCTTACTGATTTAACTTTGTTAATAAGTTTTTCATGGCCGATAGTTGGTGGATTAAATCTACCAAATGTAAATGCAACTGTCTTTTTAGCTTCGTGCATTTCTAAATCATCTACTTCATCTGGTGTTACTTTACCATCATCTAATATCTTTTGACATTTTTTATAAAATTTTAAGTAATGATATTTCTCTAACATTTTGTAAATAACATTTTTAGGTAATCTGTTTTTAATACCAAACTTTTGTATTTCATCTGGTGACATATCTTTATCAAATGCAGCTCTTCTATCTGCGTCAACACCGTCACCTACTTTTACAATCTGTTCAATACTGTCTTCTATCTCGTCAAGTTTGATATTGATTTTATCTTGTAGATTTAATACTTCGTTAGGTTCTAATTCTTCTAATTCTCTGTAATCTATAATATCTCTTTTTAATTCACCTTTAATTACATCTAACTCTTGTACTTTCTTTTCAAAGTCTTTTAAATATAAATTTTTATCAAATGTAAAGTTTTCTGGTCTTTTGATAAACTTGTTACTTTCCATATCAAACACGGCATCAGCCTTTTTGTTTTGGTCATCATAAGTTTGTTTATCTGTTATAAAATAAAAGTTGATAGGGTGCTCAGAACCAGGTATTAATTTACCCTGGATATTATCTGGATTCTTAGCAGACAAATACTTTTTCGACAATCTAGTTCTTTCTTCTTCTTGTTTGTCTGTAGGCACATCAAATAAAACATTGATGTCCAAGTCTGCATCATTTCTATATCTTTTTGTTAGAATAGAACCTATCAAAGAAGTCTTTAAAATAGGGTATTCAGATTCAAACTCTTTTAATTGAGTGTTAATCTGTTTCATTACACTATCTTTAATCTTAGGATTATTAGTGTCAGCGTCATCAAATACCTTAGGCGCATAAGTCCTTCTAGGTATATCAATAATGCTTTCTTTTATAAAATCTTTAAATCTCATCTTCTTCTTAATTTTCTTTCTGTAGCCATCCATCTTTTTGCTGTGTATGACTTAATTTTATTACCTAATAATCTTCTTACTGATTTACTACACTTATCCATAACAACAGTTGTAAGTTCTCTATCATCTTTACTATTGTCAATGATAATCATATTACTCATACCAAATAAATTTTGAAATTTACCAATATTAGATTGTACAGCCTGCCAAGATTTTCTAGTAATATATTCTGGTACAGTTCTTTCTCTTTTTGCGTTTCTTTCTAACGCAACTTCTAAACTTGTATTAACAAAAACCATATAACAATCGTAACCTAATCCTTTTAATTGTGCTACTTGTTGATTAATCTTATCATAATCTCTACCAGTACCATCTACAATCATACCTAATCTACCTTTGATTGCTAAGTCTAACATATTACCAGTTGTTGCCTTTGCTCTGGCACGAACCATATCTCTAGCTTCTGCCTCATCTTCAGGCATTTTTAGAGATAGATTGTTTCTTTTTAATGCCATTTCAAAAGCATTATCTGAATTAATCATTTTTAAACCTGAACCACCAAATGCACTTCTAGTTACAAATGTTTTACCTGAACCAGGACCACCTGCTAAAAAGAATGCCTTAAAAATGTTAGGGTCATATAAACCCTCATTTAAAAATCTAATTTGTTCGTATGTCTTCATAGTTTTTTTATTATTTCTTTTGCTATATTTTCTGGTGTATCTCCTTCAGCTTTAATATTTATTATATCGTCTTTATAATAATTTAATAATGGTGCTGTCTTTTGATGATACACTTTAATTCTATTTTTAATTATCTCTGGTTTATCGTCTGCTCTACCTCTAGCTGTTAATCTTTTGATAACTTCTTCCTCAGATACAACAAGATTAATAACACGGTCATATTCGATACCAGCCGCCTCCATCTTTTCTGCCTGTTCAACACTTCTAGGAAAACCATCAAAGATATAACCGTTTTGTGCGTCAGGTTTTTGTAATCTTTCTTTTACTGCGTCAATAACAATACTTGTAGGTGCAAATTCACCTTTTGATAATAGTTCTTTTACTTTTCTACCATCTGGTGTATCTTGTTTTGCAATTTGCCTCATCATATCACCAGTATAAATGTGAGGTATACCTAATTCTTTTTTAATTAATTCTGAATAGGTAGATTTGCCTGAACCAGGACCACCTATCATAATGATTTTAGGTTTATTGATTGCTTCAAAAAAGTATTGTTTAAAACTTTTCATTTATTAAACCTGCATAGTCCTAGGAACATCTACTAAAATACCCTCACCAAATACAGACAATTCGTGTGACCCTACATTTGTTCCACATTGAAGTTGAATATCTGTTTTTTCATCATATTTAAATGGTAGTCTTCTTTGAATATTCATATTGTTAAAAAATGTAGTTCTTGCCGTATTGTATTGTTGACCTGAAGCATTGATTGATAAGTTTCTAAACACAGCAGGTTTAGAAGCTGTACTATCATTTGAAAATGCGTCAATACGATATAAGAAAAAACATTTGTCTGCTGGTACTGTAAAGATACTTGCTTGGTTTCTACCATCGCCTGCTCTAATACCACCATATTTTACAGTTTTACCTGTATTTTGTACTGTAATTAATCCCACATTGGTTGTACCTGATGTAAGTATAATATCATTAATTCTAAAGAAAGGTATGTTAGTGTTTATATCACCACCACCATTAATAGTTACTGTATCTGTAATTTGTACATAATTGGCATCTAAACCTTTTATCAATAAAGATTTACCGTTATCACTTGCGTCAGCAGATGTAACGGTCATTGTTATTGCTGAACCAGGATAAACATAACTTGTATTAGCAAATTCCCATAACGCTCTTAAAGTTGTATCACCTGTTTGTTGGTAACCAAAGATGTTTCTAACTTCAGCACCTCGTATCAGGCCTCTACTGACTTGTAAATTCTGGTCTGTTAAATATCCTACTGACATTATCCTTTAACCCAATCTTTTTCTGCCGTGAAGTTTGCACGACTAAATTCTAATCTATCTACTA